GACTATTTCTTGCTCCGATTTTCCGGAAACCCACATATTTAGGGCTACTGTTTGAACTTCTTTTGCCATTACTGTCTCGGAAATTCTCTTAGAAGTAAATCCTGTTAGGGTAAATTTAGGTTCCTCTAACCAAACTCCATCTTCCCAAGAAATCAATCCGGCATTTCTATTCTTTGTGATTCCTACGCCTAATGATTCAAAGTATTTCTCAAATTCTAGAATAACAGGGTGTTCTTCTAGACCTAGTAAATTAGGAAAGATAGTTCTAACTTCTTCATTTATTTTTTCAAGAGATGAAAAAGCCGACTCTATAGAATCTACCTTGACATAGATTGAGTCTGTGTGTCCATAAACTACTTCCATATTACTCCCCTCCAAAAGCATCTTCCCAAATAAATTCAGAAGAAGTTCTTCTAGTACGCAATCCCCATTTCAATAACTTATGGACGGACTCTAACCACAAAAAAGTGACATAAAGCCAAATCATAAATAAAACTAAAACCAATAATACCATCAAAGCACCACCACCAATAAGGTGACGATGGTGGCAATGTTGACGATGTTGACCATCATCAAAATCTTATTGCTTCTCTTGACATTAGCCAGTAGTTCGCTGAGTGTTCCGTTTGTTGTTTTTTGTACTTCTATCAATTCATCTAAATTAAACATTTTTCATTCCTCTTCTATTTTTATTCACTACAGTTGACCTGTAGTGTTTTACATAGCACGCAAAGCAGTATTTTTTAGAAGGATGAGTAGTCCTAACTAATTTTCTACATCTAGTGCATCTATTCATTTACTACCACCTTTGATAGTTCTAGGGCGATAATTCCCACTATTTTAATCATTCTTCTTCACCTGTAATTTCCTTAATGATTCTTTCTGCTTCACATAACTTACAGTGATATTTGCTTTGAAACTCCGGTCTATGTATCATTGGTTTTACGCACTTCATCTTTCCATCACCCTTCTAATATCGAATGTCTTCTTTTCTAAGAATAAGTAATTTGTGCAAAGGACTAGTAATGGCATCCGGCAGACTTTTTTGCCATCTATTTCAATCTCTATAATATCTCTTTCTACTTTATCTTTAGAAGAGTCTGTGGTAATGTAATAGTGTATGTAGTCGTAATCTTCTAATTCTTCATGTAAAAGAAAATAGTCGGAATCTTCATTCATTGTATAGTGGTTCATCCTTCCATCTCCTTTACTATCCATGCCAACACACCATAAACAGGATTAGCACCATAAACACACCAACCAAAATTACTTCTATCATTTTTAGTTTCGTACGCAGACATTTCTTCTGCACTCCAACGATATAAACATGGTCTGTAAAAAGGAATATCGCCTGTTTTTTCTTCGGCTTCTAGTAATACAATTTTTCCTAAGCCTTCATGTGGTGGTAATTTACTTAATTGTGAACTCATCCTTCCATCTCCCTTGCTGTAAATGCGGCCTTACGAATAGCCTCTCTTGCACTAGCAGTAATGCTAGCGGCTAGGTCTACATTCGCCCAACCGAATCCCTTGAAGGCAAGGATACCATAGAAGGAAGCCATCAAACGCTTTACAGCCATTTGGTTGTTGTTCCACTTAACGACAGCCTCCTTATCTCCAGCCTTCCTAGCCTCCTTCATGTACTTCTTGTACTCGCCTCTCAACTCTTTCAAGTCGATAAGGGAGCGAGGCAATAATCCCAATTTGTCAGTCTTGAAATAACGCATATCTTTCTCGTAGTCTTCTGCTACAGGTTGTAGATTCTGTGGAGTATTCAAGTCAGCACTGAATAGCGTTGGCTCTTCTGTAAGAGTTTCAAACGAGATATTCCTAGCAATAATCATACTAGGATAAAGACCAGCAAAATCAAAGGCGGCTACATTATAATGCAATCCGTTAGTACCTTCGTCAGTAGGATTGTAAATCATAGCACCCGAATAAGATAGGCTTACTCCGCACTTCTTACACTCTCTTAGTGTCTTCTCGTTTGGATTCTTATGATTGCACTTATCGCAGACTTTGAACTTAGGCTTCTCTCCAGTTGGGGCTTTCCACCAAGCGTTTCTCATAAAGTAGATTGAACCCATGTTAGAAGCAAAGAAGCAAGCATCGAAAGGAGCAATTAGTAATCGCTGTAAAGAAAGAATGGCTTCACTACAGAAGTTAGTTTCATCAATCTTTACTAGCAGTTCTACATCTATCAAAGCATACTTCAAGTAGGCTTGAGTGTCTTCTAGCCAGCCTCTACGATAAAACTCGTTAGCATCTTCAAATTTAGTTTCCTTAGATTTACCTTCACCGAATAATGCAGTAGAAACATAATCTAGAGATAGGCTAGGTAGTGTGCCTTTCTGTGCATCATTCCACTGTCTTTCAAAAGCCATATCTAAGTTTAGGGTAATTCTACCTCGGATAGGTTGAGCAGTAGCATGATAGCCATTCTCCTCTTTCGTAAATCTTACCTTACCATCCTTGACCTTTATTCCATCAACAACTCCTAATGGAGAAATAATGCTAGGGTCAATATCGTAAAAGGCACATCTAGAAAACAACTTAGGAAGGTCAGCCCAATTACCAAACCATGCAATTAACATGTCGGGGTCTTTAACCATCATAGTTCCCATAAAGTTTTCAAGCATGTCTTTTTCAGTATCAAATACTCTTAATGTTGAGTCAGTTCTTCTTTTTTTATTTTCAAAAAGTTTATCATGTGATAAAATTAATTTATGCTCATTCATTCTTTTAGGAAACCATACCCATTGGTAGTAGTCCTCATCGTAATTATCATACATTACAATAGTAGTAATCTTATCGTGGTGTTCTCCACCTTGTTGCCATTCCATATCCCAATACCACTTACGCATATCGTACTCTTTGATTTCTTCTAATCGGTCTACACAATATCTGTAGGTGTAAGGCACATCAGCCTCGTAAGTTCTAGAAAAGGTATTCTTCAAATTCCTCAAGTCTTCCGGCATTTCTGCATAGACTTTCTTCAATCGAGTACCTTCGAGATTAACCCAATCGCCTCTCTCGTATTCTATTTCCCTAGTAATGTACTTACTAGGCTGGTAAGTAGGTGGTTCCTTACTAGTCTCTTCCACAAAAAAGTATGGGCGAAACGGAATAGTAGAACTGTGCTTAGTACCATCTTCTCTCCACGATAAATAAATATTTGAATTGTTATGTGAGATTATCATTTAATCACTCTTCTAGTCTTGGCGTTTTAATCAATAGGCGGTCTTCTCCCACCAAAAACAATGGGAAAGCATCTTTCAAATAGAACTCAATAGTTCCGCTTTTGAAGAATTTATGGATAGGTCCACTGAAAAGAACAGTGGCAGACTGTCCTGTTGAGTGTAGTAATTCTTCTGTGGTTAATTCATGTGAGTAAGACTTTCGGCCTCTATCAGTAGATGAAAAACGAACAGAAGAAGATTCTAATGTAGGTGTATCGGAAACAGCCTTGAAGTCTATTTCATAGATTCCTGTACCCACTAACTCGCAGAACTCCATTGTCCTAGAGAACACCGTAGCGTCTATAGATATGTGGCCTTCGTATTGTGTAGTGTTAAAGTATGGCATTCCTTCTTCTACGATTAGACGATTCATTGCAGACACTCTATGGATTACATCTAAACTAGGGTGAGTCTGTACTGTGTTTAGAGTAAATTGGTTAGCACTAGTGTCTGTAATTGTTAATCTAGTGCCACCTTCGATAGTAATCTGTCCCTTGAATTTCTTTAAGATTGGAATTATTTCCGATATTCTTAGCGTTGCATTGACGCCCAAATCCTTAGTCTGTGTCCAAACTGTATTTGCTTCTTCTTGAGAAACTTCAACTAGAGGAATAGAAACTCTAAGAATGAAACCTGCATCGGCATTCCAAACTTCTAACGAATCATTTAGTTGCACCAAGAAAGTAAAGTCCCCAATACTATCGCCCTTAAGGCCACTAGCAACGGAGTACTTTCCAGCACCCTTCACACTTGTAATTGCATCTAGAAGTTCCTTTGATTCAACTCTAAGTTGCATCAAATATCACCACTCTTAACACAGTCTAGGCCCTTCCATGTTACTTCACCTTCTCGGCTAACAGTTAGGACATTGAATCTCTTATTTAAAAGACTAGGGAAGTATTTACTGCTCTTAACATAGGCTTCGTATTCCATTCCCTTAACAGTATTCCTTTGTGTAGTTCGTATTACACTCCAAAGATGAGAGTCCCACTTATTCCAAATTGGTTGAGGGTCTTCATCTCTAAAAGGAGGCTTGGTATGAGTGATGTAAATTTGGTCGCAGTCAATCGCCTTCGCTTCCTTTAGAACCTGCCTAAAGGGATTGTTTCGTTGCCACCAATCTTGTTGCTTTGCTGTCTTCATAGGTCGCATTCTAGCGTTCTCCATTCCCGTCATGTAAAGAGTACAGTACTCAAGCCATGTATCAATTCCATCCCAAACAAATAGAATCTCTTCTGTCTTAGCCGCTTCTCTTGCTAGAGCAATAAATGACCTAATGTTTCCTTGTGTTTGGTATGGTAGTAGTTCACCGTCTTCTCCGTATTCTGCCGGATTGTAGATAGTAATTCTTTCAGTAGAATCGTGGTTTGCTTTCCATGTTGGTACTCCGCCATCATCTACATCTAAGTAGAAGGTTCGCTTATCAGTATCCATTGCTATTCCGCTTTTACCGGTCTTAGCATCGCCTTCTATTCCTAGTCGCATTCTCCTAGGAGCATCCTTGGCCATCTTAGTCTGTGCTAGAATCTTGGCCCTCATACTGTCAATGTCAATCTCCGTTTGTTTTTCTTTTCTTTTTTGCATTTTTATTCACCTTTCGATTTTGTCCATTCTTGGACTAGTTCTTCTACTTCTTCTTCTGTATCTAGTTGTAGTCTAGTTTCCTTATCTCCGATGTGGAGTTTAACGAAATATTTTCCGCTTTCGTAGTTCTCTTTCCATGTGATAAACTGAATATCAGTTAGGCACACTGTCCAAGTATCAGCCTTGGTAAGGAAACCGCTTTCAAAAGTAATAGTATCACTCATTAGTATTCACCCAATTAGTATAGTTGGTCGTTAGTTCGATAAATTCTTCTTCATTCATCATCTGCCGAATAGCGTCTGCATTAGAATAGATTCTAACATCGTAGAATAATTCATCCTTTTTTACATTTTTACGCCTATCCGCAATCTTCCAAGAAATGTGAGCAATATTTCTAAAGGAAATAATAGCCCTACTTGTTTTAATCATCTTTTTAGTTATCGTTAATTTATTCATAGTTCTCACCATAGTAGTGGGCTTCGCACCCACTTGAGCAACATTGTATGGTAACTTGCTTGCACACGCACATTAGAGTTAGTTAGCCGACTCAAAACCAATCAAGGTTTTCTTCTTCGTCGTCGGCAATCTCAACGACTTGGCCTTTTCTTTCAGTAACTAAAAGACCGGACATGTTGATGGTGGATGGTTCCATGCCATCATCTCCTTCTCGCATAGAAGTACGCCCAACAACAACCACTTCGGAACCAATACCGAAGTCAACTTCGATATGTTGAGGAACCCAACAAGTAGTCATTCCGTCAGTATCGTAATCGAAGTCTGCATTAAGGTCAGTAATGTTCAGGATTCTATTTCCGTTAGAAGTAGGGGTCATGTTCATATTACAAACCGTACCCATAGTAATCACAAACCGTTCAACTGCTGGTAGGTCGCGCTGTTCCATGTGCCTATCATCAAGAAGAGATAGAGATACTACCTTGTCGGCTAGAATACTGCTGGCTAAGTTGTAAGGAGTCATAGGAGTTTCCCGATGTGTATCTCCTTCGGGGTCTAGTTCTGCATTGTATTCCCAACCTTCCAGAGTCTTCTTAGTGTAGCCGTAAATGTAGCCTTCTCTATTACTATCCTTAATGACCGGCATGTGGATAAACTCAAAAGTTCTTGGTAAGAATTCAACACCATTTTGATTCTTATAAGAGAAATGGTACATTTGGTAGTCAGCATCATCGCCAACCTTACCAACGAATATTCCGCTTCGGCGCATTAGTTCCTTGGCCAGCGGCTTACCGTAGTTCTTGTTCTCTCCACCATTAGTGTACCGCTTTGTAACATCCAAAGGAATAACAATAGTTCCGTCTTCCAATGTTTCTGCTCCGTCTGCTAGAACGCTTAGTGTTCTCGTCTGTTCTTCTCCATCGAATACTCGACTAACGGTGTATTTTCCGTCTTCTGTTTCTTCAACTGTAGCAACAAAGCCTTCTTGATAGGCTTTGTAAGCGTCACGCTTCCATTCTTCAATCGCCCTTCGTCGGTTGTAGGCCATCATATCCCTTGGTTCTTCTAGAGAAACAAAGAACCCAAAGGCACTATCTCCCCAAGATTTACGCTCGGTATTGTTTGTTCGCTTTTTCATGCTTATCTGTTGATGAGCGTAGGCTCGCCACAGACCCTTTGCTAGGGTCGAGTCGGTTTCTACGCCGTTCGTCTTGCATATCTCTTCAAATTTCAGTCGTGCATCCTCTTCCGAGATGCCTAACTTCTCCGCTGCTTTATTTATTTCGTTTTGCATTTTTTTTACCTCCTATTGTAGGTTTCCCACCATCCATGATACAAGTAATTTAGGGGTCATGTTGTGGGAACGCCATTCTCCTTCTCCAATTACTCGTAGGAATTTCAGTTTTTTGTTGCTATCCATTTCCGAAGAAACGATATAATCATGCAACCCTATGCAAATCTCCTTAGTGGAGATTCCTTCATAGATTAGATTGTGTAGATTTTTCAGTGCTTCGTTTGGATTGTTATTCAATATGTTCATTGTAATTTGTTCGTACTTTTTGAGGCCCTTTTCGATTTGAGTCGTCAGTCGTATGCCGGATGCGACTGATGCCTGTAGTTCGGTAAGTGTCCTTCTCATATCACCGTTGAAGGCATATATAAACGACCTAATTTCTTCGGGGACCGGATAATTTTCCGCCTCTAGGATTTTGACAATTGCTTCTTCAATCACTTCAAAGGTTAGGTTTTTGAAGAAGTAATTAGCACAACGAGATTGTAGAGCATAGATAATCTTGTTTCGATTATTACAAGTAATGATGAATCGTATATTTGATTCATAACGCTCCATCAATCTCTTAAGTGCGTTTTGTGCATCATTAGTCATACCATCCATTTCATCTAACAAAACCATTCTAAATGGGACATCTCCAATAGCGGAGTCCTGTGCTATACTCTTTATTTTAGTCCTAACAGTTTCTAGCCTCCTATCGTCGGAAGCATTAATCTCAAAAAAGTTAGAAGTAGAATCCTCACCTAGAAGGGCTTTTGCCAAGGCAACTGCGGCTCCTGTTTTACCAGTTCCCGAATTACCATAAAGCAAAAGGTTAGGGCATTCCTTATTCAAAACCCAATGTTCAGCATCCATGACAAAATGTTCTTGTCCCAAAACATCGGATAATTTACTCGGTCTGTACTTTTCAGTCCATAGCATACGCTACACCTCGCAATCCCCAAACGCTAGTTCTAGTTTCATTATCATAACCTAAGTTATCAAATTGTTTTCTCTTCATTATTTGACCCACCACTCTTTTGTGTTGTTGCCAAAAGGCAGTTTCCGATTCGTAATGGTAGATAGTATTCTTATTCTTGACAACTTGAGTTGTTTTCAATGTAGATAAATAGTCTACAATTTGTTTTGTATTCATAGGCTTTCCTTCGTTCTCAAGTAATTTAATTATTTTATTTTGTAATCTTTTGTGTTTCATTTGTATTCCTCCTTTATGTACCAAATATCTAGTTTATTTTTTTCATCATGTCCTATTTTTACAAAGCACTTTCTTTTCATTATGTTGACAAGAACATTCATACTTTGAATATAGAAATGGTTGGACTTAGAACCTGTCCTATTATTTTTAAAATTAGAACAATAGTTCTGTATTTCTCTAGTGTTCTTTGGTCCGTTTCTCTCTAAGTATGTTTTTATTCTATTCTGTAATCTTTTATGTTTCAATTTTTATTCCTCCAGCCTTGTTCTATGCTAATTAAGTCAGCATATCTAGGTAGAATCTTGCTCAGTTCGGGCATAGTAATACCCCACTTTAGTTTCTTATTCAAGTAATTGTAAATTTCGTCAGTTGTTTTTGGTCCTGTTTTCAAATACCTTTTTAGATGCCTAATGGCTACAACATTGGCCATTAGAAATCACCAAACGAAACAGGTTTTATTTCTTTCTTCTTGTGTTTTCTTATTCTCTTCTCTCCTAATCCAAGTAGTCTGCATTCCGCATTGTTCAACTTAGTCTTAGCAAAGTTAGAAAACTCCTCGCTTTTGAGAAGTTGCTTAAGTACCCTTTCATCACTACCTTTCAAACCTAATCTTCTACATAGGCTAGGCACTTTAGAGTAGGGGCGGCGTTGGGGCATTCTCGGTCTTGTAAATGTTTTACCGCTATGAGAATAGGCTAACATCTCTTTAAAATAATGAGAAGGCCATCTTCTTTTTACAATAGTGTCTATGAATAATAGACGGTTAGGGTGAATGTTTTCAGCCAACCAACTTATGATTTGGACATCCGGTGGATTATTGAATTGTATCAGTTCTAGTACCTTTTCTCTATCACTTTCTTTTAGGTAGTCTAATACTAGAGAGAATACATCTCGTTCTAAATTATTAGGTTCTTGACTTCTAGGGGCGAGTTCTGCAAACTGTTCTTGCCTGTAATTTATCTTACCTGCTCTTTTTATCTTAACCATATTTTTTATTTCATTTGGTATTGATTTTTGATTGATGCTGGTTAGAATGATAGTCCCCCGATACTTTCTCAAAACATTTAGAATTTCATCTGTTTTTGGTTTATAGTGTACTTCTTCTATAATGATTCCCAAGTCTAAAGGAAAGGAAAGAACATCTCTTATTGCCATCTCATCAGCATAAAGAACAAGGGCATTGGGTAGCATTTTATTAGCCGTTGTTGTTTTCCCTGTGCCGGTTTTCCCAACAATTATAATTGGCTTATCTCGTTTAATCGTAGTCAGTGCCATTTATTATTCCTCTTATTTTCATTATTTTTTCTATCCCAACTAGGGTTAGGTGTTTTTTGTCAATTAGCATTTTAACTATGACATTGTGTTCGTGAATGTGATTCTGTAATTTAATTAAGTGTTCGGGAATTAGGTTCATTAACCTATCATTATTTTTTATTCCACTAATTCTTAATATTGGTCTTGGTCTTTTTTTGTTTTCTTTTTCTACTATGTTATTTACAATTCCATATAGAAAAAGAGTTTTACTGATTTGGCTCAGTAAGGGTAGTTCTCCCCGCATTAAGATTAAAGGTCTAACACTATAACCGAGTCTAGAGTTTTCACTCCTAAACAATTCAATATTATAGGTTGGTTTGACTAAAAGAATACCAATTAAAGTATTTTTATTCAGCATACCTAACCACTGCACCTATGTATTCGTTTTTTTGTTTGAGTGCTGTAACTACATTCGCTATAATAAATGCTTCATAGTCCAATTTTTCTCCAGATATAGTCAACACTAATCTTCCTTCATAAGGACTCTCGTTTAATTCTTCTAGATGTATTGTGCTTTCTGCCTTTATGTTTCGCCTAATCATCATCTCAGTGCTTAAGTGGCCTATAGCATAAGCATCAATAATTTTCATTTTCTCTGATAGGTTGAAAACGAACTGTGTTGCTACTCCATGGTCAATGATTAATTGTTCTGCTATAGGTGTAGTCATTTACAAATCACCTACAATAGCCTGTATTTCTTGTACTGTGCTAGAATCTATTGCATATTTGTCATTTCGTATCGCATGTATCCTCGCTAGTTTCAAAGAATATTTGTCATTCTTTTTCATTATTAGTTCTGCTTTTATGTGTAATACTATTCTAGGCATAAATGAATACTTAGATTCATCTGCTTTAGAAACTAATTTTCTAAGCATGTTAGAAAGCAATTTATGATTTATAGAAGAAAGCCCCGATACATAACCAATGGATATGTATTCGTTGTCACCCCTATAGGCTATTTCAAAACTAGAGAAGGCGTTTTTAGAATCTACCTTTGCCCCTATTACAACTAAGTATAAGTCTATTCTAGGAGGGGAATAAATCACTAATGAATCCGATTTTTCATTTGGTTGATATTTTGCATCCATGTCTTTGATGAGAATCCCATCGAAACCATCACTGATTGATTGGTTGTAGAACGCTGTAGCGTCCTCATTTTCTTCGGACCTAATAGGGAGGCATGGAAGGGTTTCCATCGTTTTTAGCCTAGTAGAAAACGGCATATCTAGCAAACAATTGCCACCCATAGAAAGACAGTCTAGGATAACATACCTCAAATTGCTAGGTTCGGGGGTTTTCTTGTGTAGTATTTTCAAGACTTCATAGTAATCTATGGGCTTTTCATCTCCGTCAACACAATACAATTCGGCATCTAAAATAAAATCAGATGGGCAATCTAGAATTTCCTGCTTCGTTTTCATTGGCAAGTTTAGTAGTTTGCCTTTTCTGTTAAAGAAAATTATATTATCCTTTTTCTTATGAATCTGCACTCTTATTCCACTATATCTGTATTCACAAATAGAGTTAGTGGGTTGTCCATTTAACCTAGAATAAGATTTACCTAACATAGGTGGAACAAACAAACCATGTTTTGTTTTGTTTGTCAATTTTCTATTACTAGAATAAGCATAATACATAGTTTCTAATTCGTGCATTTTAGAATCCTTTTCTACATATGATGGCTCCAAATCAAAGTGCTTGCTTAGAACATTAATTATGATTCTTTTTCTATCCATTTTTAGTTTCGGTTCTCTAACCCAAAAAGAAATGAACCATTTTCTTTCTAGGGAAGAGAGGCTTTCAATGACCTCCGAGAATAACTCAAAAGAACCACTTTGCCTACAGTCCATTTCTAAAAGACGCATGACCATATTCAAACTATAGTCAGCAGATTTTTGTTTATCACGCTCAAGGCTAAATATCCCCTTTCCTAAATTATCTCCGTATACTTCCAACTCTTCAACGAATATGCCGAAGTGTTCGCAAATCCACTTTTTGCTTTTGTGTTTTCCTATGTGAGAACTATCCAAATCTAGAGTTAGAATCTTTAGTAGTTGGAGTGGGTTTATGTGTTTAGAACCAAATGCTTGAAGAATTAGTCGAGTCTGTTGCGCTGTTGTTTTCCTTTGCATCGTTTCGCAAAGTCTTGCTAGATGGCTCATTGTCATTATCTTCCACCTTTACTTCTTCTACTCCAGCCGTGAATATTTTAGTATTTACGAGTTTAATCAGTTCTTCTATGTATTGGTATTTACCCTGTCTTGTTGTTTTAAGAAACCAAAGATAACTCGCTAGTTCAATCCATTCACTCTTCTTCATCTTCTTCCACATCCGAAAGAATCTTATTATGTATTCTAGGTATATTGGCAATCATAGTATTGATTGTATTCGATAGGTCATTAAGACCCTGTTGTTCTGCGGCGTACTGCATAAAGGTTAGAGTTCCAATAGTCACAGGCAATGCTATGTGATTTATTTCTCCGCCTAGAATTAGACACCAATGAGAAACAAACGCTCCTCTTATCAATTCATTTGAGTTAGCAACTATTGGCCAAGATTCAGTAAAGGCTATTCTTTCCTTATGCGGTAGTTCTGCTGATGCTTCTACAGTCTTACACCAACTTACAAAGTTTTTCTGCTTAGTTCTGTTTCTCAATGTTCTCATTAGTCTTCCTCCAATATTTCTCCTAGCATTTGGTATAGGAGTAGGGCTTCCTCTTTATTCATTCGTATTCCTTTCTTAGTAGGTTTATCATTCTTATACCAACGAAGGTCTATTACATCAATCTTCCAATAGTTTCCTTGGTAGACTCTTATCGAGTCTTCGCTGTTTCTAGGTATCTCTCCTACGAATGCTAATTCACTCAATTTGCATTCCCTCCTTGAAAGTGGCTAGTGCCTTTCTACTAGTGAAATATTGGGGGGACTCTAAATTAGATAGACAGTTGGCAATCCAACACGCCCCACCTATACTTGAAATTTGAACAATTTCATATTGTTCTCCGTTGACTTCAACCATCTCGGTAGTGTTTATCTCTGGAACTAAACCATACATTCTTGTGACTTCTGCGGATACTTCTACTAAGTTATCAACAACATACTTGATGATGTGCGCTCTTTGTATTGGTATCTTTGGCGCAACATTAATCTTCATTGTTCCTGTCATTTTACAAACAAGGCACTTATTTCCCTCACATATAGGACAGGCTATTTCTGCCGCATAGGGAGCAGGTAATGTTACAGTCACGGCTCTCTTCATAGTATCACTCAAGAAGAACTGCTACATCGGTTGTTAAAAACATCATCGCAATAGAGAAGGCCGCAGAAACGCTACTCTTTGTGACAAGAGTAGGGTCAATGATTCCATCTTCTAGAAGATTGGAAATGGATATAGTCTTGGCATTAAAGCCTTGACTTCCTCCTTCCATCCAACCAGTTAATACCTGTTTGTCCTCTAGTTCATACTCACAATTATTCAAGAGAGTTTCTATTGGTGCGGAAAGTACATCTTTAGACATGAAATCATCGGAATGTATTTCATGTTTCCAATATGGATAATATTGTGATAGAGTTAATCCCCCGCCAACAATATATCCACCATCCAATGCCGCCTTAGTAGCGTTAAGTGCGTCGTCAAGTCTTTCCTTAGTATCTCTCATTTCAACAGAAGAACCAGCACCCACACGAATTACTGCGATACCTCCGCTAAGTCTAGAGATTCTTTTAGAGATGCTTTCCTTCACGAAGTCATTCGTACCTAATTCGTGGAGTTTTCTCAAGGCTTCTATTCTTTCAACAACTGCCTCTCCTCCATCTCCACCAATGATAGTAGTCTTGACTTTATCAATCACGACCTTAGTGCAACTACCTAGAGTATTTTCATTGACTATTCTTAGGTCGTCGTCTGCTTCTTCTGCATAGGCTTTACCACCTACTACTGCAATCAAATCCTTTAGTTCGTCTAGTTGGGCGTCACCATAGTTCGGTGTTTCAATAACTCCAACATCAAGCCTACCTTGTGCTACATTCAATAGCACATTTTGTAGTGCTAGGTTCTGCAATCCTCTACAGACTAATAGCAGTGGCCTTCCTTTTTGTGAAGCATATTCACAAGCAGGTAGAATATCTTGGAACTTTCTAATGATTTTGTTAGTGGATAGGATGAGTGGATTTTCTAAAACACAATCTCCATTATCCCGATTAGCAAACAAGTGACTAATGTAGCCGCTCTCTAATTCTAATCCTTCCTTAATCTCAAAAGAAGTATTCAAGTCTAGACTTTCCTCGACTGAAACTACTCCGTTTCTACCAACTGCTTTGAAAACCTCGGCAATAAGTTCACCTAGTTTCTCATCATTGTTGGCCGCAATAGTAGCAATCTTTTGAATATCATCGTCAACGACGGGGATGCTTCTACTATCCAAATAGCCAAGAAGACCATCTCTAACATCTGTTAGGTAGGTTCTCCATTCGTGAATACTTCTATCATCTCTAAATTCGTGTAGCGATTTACACAATGCCCTAGCCAAAATACAGGCAGTAGTAGTACCATCACCTGCTTTTGATTGGGCCTTTGATGCTAAGTCTTGAACGAGTTGTACTCCCAACTGAACATAGGGGTCTTCGGAACGGACATATTTAGTGATAGTCACTCCGTCATTTATGACAACTGGAGGGTTGCCTTGTAGAATAACGGTCTTCGCTTGTGGCCCAAATGTTGGGGCTACAGTATCAGCGACTAAACTAATGCCCTCTAGCAGTTTCTCCCCTACTTCCTTTCCGTTTAGAATCACTCTTCTTCCTCTCCTTTGTTTTTTAGATACCAATTATAGAATAAATCCATTCTTTCTCTCGCTGATTGGCGGGTTATGATGTAATATAATTCTCTATACATTCCTTCATACTTCATTCAATCACCGCCATAATATCTTCAATCTTAACAATAGTAAATTCATTGTAAGTGAAATGTCTATTTTCTGCGTTGTAGATTGCCTTCTTTCCAATGAGGCTACCATCCTTTTGACAGTCATGTACCAATGCAATGTTGTCATTGATAGAAACAATGCCACTCTCGCTAAGAACTTCTTCCGTTTTCAGTATTACCCATTCTCCAATTGCTCTCATAATTATCTCATCTCCTTTCAGTATATAATCCACCATATTAAGTGGTCAATCCGTTGTCTGCATCCATTTCTAATTGGAATTCCCAAGCGTGGTAGGAGGCATGTCCTGCTAAGAACCCGCCAGCCTCTCTAATAATTCCCGTAAATGATGAGCCGCATACATTACAAAAGACAGTGACTATTCTTTCATCTATGTAATGCCCATTCTCTGTTATTACTTCCACTATCTTTCCTATGTCTTCTTTTTTGTATTTCATCTAAACCATCCCGCATTTTTCTTTTTAATGTATATGTGGTTTTCCGGCCACCATTCCGGTCTTCTATTCTTTTTCCAAGTGGCGAAGTCCCACTTACCCTGTAGGTAATAGTGGCGATAGGACTTGATAACAAAGTCCCAACTGTGTCTTTCCTTTGGTAGTCTATAAATATCTGCCATAGCAATAGATACAGGAGTCAAGTCTTCCTCTTCATAAGAGAAAGTGAAACTGTCGCCAATTCTTTTTTCTGTACCGTGAATCTTACCATACCTAAATGTGTATTCTTTACATAGAGCAATGGCATGATTGTATAGCCACATGTAATTCGCTTTGTTTTGTCTAGCCCAAATAGTGCTAGGATGATTCAACATAGCAGGTTTCATTAGATAGTTGAAGTGAGATTCTTTGTGGAACTCTTTCAGTTCTCTCAAGGAAGGTTCTCTCCCGTGACATTCCCAAAACAAAAAGTAAAGGCAATTTGTATGTAGCATTTGACAACTCTCGGTTGGCATTTTTACTACATGCTTATCTAACATTTGTTGCGCTGATAGTACTGGGTCTTTGGTCAGTGCAAATATATTCATTCTTCATTTCTCCATTGTTCTTCTGTGTAGTCTTCATCAAAATCATTCAAGTGCTTGTAAGTAGTGCCGTTATTCTTAGTGACTTCCATCATGTCCTTTGCGAACTTACAGCCAAGTTTTCTGTCTTCTTGATACAGCCGTATGAAAGTGAGTACACCCTCGTAAGACCCCCACTTCTTATCCATTCTTTCAATGTGATATTTTAGGTCGGCGGCAGAAACATAACCCTCTTCGACACCATCAATGAGCATTCGATGATTGAGATAACCAAGCAGGTATTCAATGCCGTCGTCGCTCATAGCCATTCAAATCAACTCCTTGAGTATGTTCCAAGATGAATTGTAAATACGATGATTGGTATAAGAACTCATGGCGTCAAGTGCTTGTTGAATGCCTTCACGCAATCGCTCGACTTCTGCGAGGGCTTCAATGTACTTCTTCAAAATCTCATTGTCTCCTTTAACTGCTTCGGCCAGTGTATCGTTTTCTTCACGCAACCGCTTGACTTCTTCAAGGAGAAGTGGTGCGTCTGCTATGAGTAATTTATTTGCCTCGTTAGCCATATTTACTTTCGTGCCTTCCCAATTATCATGTCCTTCGTATTTGTCTGTGTCAATCATTCAATCATCTCCTCTTGCTTCATCATTACATATTCATAGACGCTACCCATGTAGCCTTGTGATACTGAATCAAGCCATTCTTGATAGGTGTCATTATCCTCTTCAGAATCCTTTGGAGAGAAGTCAGCAATAATGTCCCGCAGTTCTTTGTGTTCTTGTTCATACATCTGCAACCGCTTGACTTCTGCGAGCAGTAGTGGTGCGTCATGCAATAGTTCGGAGGTAGCCTCATATTGTTCAGTCGTTTCAGCGTTCTTTAGCATCCACTTAGACCAACACCAAGGTAGTCTTTCGTCTGCTCCGCTTGCTAAGTGTCCTTCGTATTTGTCTGTGTCAATCATTCTTTATTCCCCCACATTTCATTTTCTTCTTGCCAATCCATACCTTCGGTCATCTTGAGGTATCTTGTTTTGTATAGGTCTAATTCCTTACGCAACCACTTAACTTGTGCTAATGTGTTTTCATATTCTACAAATATGAACATTTGAAAAGAACCCATTGGTTCCCCTGCTACCTGCCATTGTTCATACAATATTTCGTACCTTTCATCAATGTCAGTCATTCTTCTTCACCGTCCCAATTCTTCTCTAGTAGCATTTCATTGATAGTAGTTTTAATTTCAGCAGGTTTGTATTCTCGCTTATGTTGCCTTCTGTCGTAGTCAAAGTTACGATAAATATCAAGTTGTTTGGGGTGCTTATTATTCCAAATACCATAGTGGCCTATGCCACCTAGAACAATTGCATTGTGCATCAAAGGTTCCCACTTACCAACAGTATTCCAATCAGTGCCACTAAAATAAGCCGCACCAAACGGATGAGTATGAATCCAACACTTAATCGGTAGAGTCATTCCAACAGGGTCAACCTTGAAGGAAACAAATCCAGCAGTACCAAAAGAAATGTGTAGATTATCTTTACCATCTACTACAACCTGTACTTCTAATCCATTAAGGATTTCAGTAGATGCTTTCCAAATAGCCTCGGTGAACTTTCTGTCTGACCAAACACCATCGAAATTATCTCTAATTAGTTTCTCTATTAGACCTTGACAGTGTGCTTCGTGGTCTGCTTCTGCTTCACCCCATTCATGTCTATCGTCGTCTTCTCCGTGTACCTTAATTTGCCATTTATGCCATTCTCCGCCTTTACTCATTCCTCTTCCCCCTTGATTTTCATTAGTTGGTGGTTGACCGCCGCTTGTGTGTATAGTATTTTTTGTATTTCATACTCCTTTTTATCTAGAGTTTGACTAGTGAGACAGAATATTCTAAATCTGACCACATAATCATTACAAGAATCACAACAACGACCTTCTTCCAAAGGTTCGGCATTGTGTCCTTCACTCCAATACATAACTTCCTCTCCTTCAAGATTAGTCATATACTTCTTATCTATATTACCACGACAAATACAGCACTTCATACATTCACCACCATAAACGGATTAACGCTCTCTCCAGCAAACCATCGTTGCATCCACTGTGCCCCAATGCTAGCAATTACAGCGTGCATGAAGTGAATGCCTTCTTTACTACCATCCCAAGAATCTCCTTGACATGAGAAGGAACCATCCGGACCTGCTAGTAGCGTATCATAGGAAGAAGGTTCTGCTTGATAAGAAACAAGTGCCGCATTCCTTCCTTGAGAGCGAAGGTCTAGCCACTTTACTCCTTCTACATTTGCCTTGTATAACATTCGCCGTGTGTTCAAATTATCAACACAACAAACCACTAGGTCATATCCCTTCAATTGGTCATCAACTAGGATTGGATATTTATTTCCAATCTTTACTTGTTCATAGTTCATCTTCATAACTAACGCTTTGTTCTTTCCAACATCATCTGTGGTAAAGCGTTGGTATGTCACATTCTTTTCTTAAAAAGACTGAAGTGTTGTTTTCTTCTTTGTCAATCTTTCTTGCCAATTTGAATACCTGCTTCTTATTGCATTCGTATTCATGGCATACTTCCTTTAGTGTAAAGGGGAGAC